TGATAATCAAACGAAAGTTAGCCATAGGGCTAATGCCTATGTGCTGGTTATTTGATGGAACAATGTATTCATCAGAAGGACTGACTATTACGGAATTGGCAAGGATAGTGCTTGGTGGAAAAGCAAAAACTTGATACTTTGTATTATCTACTAAAGCTGTGGCTAAGGTAGTTCTAAGGGTGGTAATTGGAACTGGCATCAGCCCACCATTGAAGTTGGTGCGAGTGCATGAGAAATCAATCCCCGTACTTTCGCCAATAATTGCGCTGACATCCTGTACGGGGATAGCTGGAAATCAACGGCATTAGAACCTGAGAGAGTAGCGGTTCTTGCTTGCCAGATTTCAACAGCGATCATCAAAGCTGCGTTTTGTACTGCTTGATCTAAAGTCCAGTCCACATAAGTATCTGCTGTGACTACGCCAAAAGGTTGTACTGGATGCTCTACTGCTGGAGTGTTGTTGTTACCTGTAATTGCATAAGTAATGTTGTAATCGCCTACACCAGTGAGAGTCTTTGATCCGTTGTGCTTAGATCCGTTGCCACTAATAACTACTGTTTGACCTACATAAAAAACTTTTTCTACTTTGTCTTGAAAGTAAAGTGTGCCTGTAGTTGCTGTGTTGCTATGTGCAATGTTGTATGTTGTATTAGTCCAGAGCATAGGCAAAAGGACTGCATCGGCGGCATCGCACACGGATTCCAATACAGAATCTTGATAGAGCGTTCCCACCCCAAGTGTGCTGCGAAGTTCCGCGACAGTCGTTAATGCCATGATGATCCTTTCTAAAGACTCTCAGGGGTAGAGGGCTACTACCCCTGAGAGCGACTTAGTTGCGAGTAATTACGCTACTGCGAAGCGGCGTACACCCTTACCTGACTTAGCAACATAGAGTGCTAGGTATCCGTAAAGGTTGATTTCAATTTCGCCTGATGTTAGAACATTTACGCGAAGTTGAGTTGTTGGTGACTCCCATGCATATACAGATGTTGGTGCAACCAAGAAGGCTGAATCATCTGAAATGCCTGAAGCTGAAATGTTGTGATCTACGATGAGGTCAGTTCCAAGAACTCCACCACGAACAGATGTTGCTACTGCATTACCTGATGCGTTGTATGTTGGGCCTTGTGCTGAGTACAATGCGCGACCTGTGGTATCTGCGTATCCTGCGATTGCAGCCCATTGGTCAGTCGATGCAACTAGCTTGTTAGCAAAGTCTCCGCCTGTACCCTTATATGCTGCTGCGCCTTCTACTGCAATGAATGACTGTAATCCAGCTGCTGTTGTTGCAACATTTGTTGCTGCTGTTCCAGCTGAGATGAACTTAGCAATAAGAGCTGCATCTGTTGCTTTCTCGTACGCTTTACGGAGTTCTGTCATCATCAATTCCATGAACTGTGGTTGGCTGCGGTCGATGAGCTCAAAACTAACTCGTTGCAAACCTGAGAACTTCTCGACTGTTACTGTGTCGTAAGCTGAAGTCATGCCTGTTTCAGATGGTGCTGAACCTTCGTTAGTGTCTGCAACTGTTGGTGCAACATCCGCTGATGACGCATTGGTATAAAGGCGAGGTACAGTGAAAGACATGCCCTCTGCCATAAGTGCAGATCGTGTTACTGCTTCAAATGCTGGACGGCCAGTAAATGTGTCAGTAATAAATGTGTTTAGGTGTGGTGCAAGTGTAAGACCAGTGTTTGTTGATGTTGAATCATCTGCTGCGCGTACTGTGCGGCGTGCTTCGTCATCACCAAGTGCTGCCTTGATGTTTGCTTCTAGATATTGTGCTGATGTAATTGGTGCTACGCGCTCACGCACGAATGTAGTTGCTGTTACCACAGGGCGAGCAGCTTCAACCGCTGCTGCTTCTACTGCTGGTGCTGCAACTGTCTCTGGAGTATTTTCCACAGCTGTCTCGCTTTCGGTTTCTGTTTCGGTTTCAATCTCAACGATTGTCGTATTGATTGTTGTGGTTTTTTCTTTTGTGCTTGTTGCAGCTTCTACATCTGATTCAGCTGCTACATCGATGACCATCGCGCTTTTAAAAGCGGGCTCTGTCACCAAACTGACCTCGAATAAACGGGCTGAACTAACATGCATTACGCCGCCCTTATTCTTTGACTTGATAACTTCTACTCCTACAGATAGTCCAGACTGTAAGCCTTCTTCTGCAAGGATAAGTGCTTCTGTTCCACGATTGGAACGAGAGATTTTGAAGCTACCAAAAATGTTTCCTTGAGAATCCTCTGAAAAACTTGTTGCTTTTCCTAAAGGTTGTCTCATGTCATGCTGATTAAGTAGCTTGATTGTTTTAGGATCTTCTGGAAGTGCAATAGCGCCCTTTTCAAAGACCACTCGGCCAGCCGATGTGTTACCGATTTCGCCTGTACCTGCTGGAACTATTTTGCCTGAGATTGTGCGTTCTTCTACATTGGCAGTTAGTTCAGCAGAGAATGTAAGGATGTTTGTCATTAGATTCCTTCACTTCCGTTTGGTGTTAAATCTTCCATTTCCATAGCCTGCTCAACTGTGATTAGGCCTAGAGATAGCATCTTCTCAAGCACTAGCAGTCTTTCCATTGGATCAGTCTTTAGGAAAGATGAATCGACATCGAAGCGCACAGAATTTCCTCTGGCGGTGATGTCATCCATGCTGAGTCTGTGAGAAATCGCATTTACATAAGGCGCAACGCTGAATGAGAAAAATTGTTTGCGCTCATCTAATACATTTGCATAAGTCATTGAGTTGTTCATCTCTGCTGACAATAGGTATGCAGGGATGTTGCACAATCTTCCGATTTCCGTAGCAAGGAATTGTTGTGCCGAATCGTACATCATGTCTTTAGGTGAAAATGATGATGGAGTATATTCCAAAGTAGAAGTTAAATAAGCAGTAGCGCGATTTTGTCTAGCGTTCTTCCAAGCTGCTAACAATCCTTGAATTTCTTTAGGATCTAAATCTGCACCGTTGTTTTTAATAACGCCTGAAGGCATTGGAGTAGATGCTGCTATTACAGCCGCTTTGCGCAAATCAATCGCGGCGCGGATAGTTTCACTTCCTCTTTCGAGGATGCCCTCATCAAATGCTTGAAATGTGACAATGCTGCCAAGACCTGACATAGGCACTGCAACTGCATCAATGTAATACTGAGTGACAGTCGTACCGTATAAATCAGTTTCAAATGTTACTTTAACATTTGGAATCCACTGGAATCGAGATGGTCTGCCATCTTCTGCATAGACTTCTGTAACTTGCCAATAAGCCACGCCATACATAAGCAAAGAATCTACAGTCCATGCCATTGTTACAGAACGAGGTTGATTGATTGCTGGTTGATCTACCCAGAGAGGATTACCTAGTTCTTCACCAGTTGAATTGCGATAAAGATTCATTGGCAGATCAGCTACAACAGATGCTAAAAGATTTCTGCATCGAGCAACTGAAGGTACTGACATTGCCTCATTGCGATTAACGCGTGGCAAAATGTAGTTATAGAGAGAGTTTAGATTCTCTCCCATAATTGTTGGTGCGTATTGCGCAAGAAGCGAGTTAGCCTTCTTAGGAGCTTCTGATCTGCTAAAGATACCCATAGACATAAAGGATACCATTTGTCAAGTAATTAGACAAACAATATGGGTGTGTCTAAGTATAAATTTGCGGCTTAGGTTGAGGCAACATTAACTTCGATACAACCATCGCCAAACCGATAGGTGCTGAGATGTCTCCAGCAGACTTGCGTTTGATAATGCGCCATGCAGAGTCATTGACTTTAGCTGCACAGTTATTCATCTGTTGAATCAACTCAGACTGGCCATTGTGAACGACTCGATGATTGACCAAGCCTTCTAATAAGTCACCACAGGCCTTATAGAACTGCTGACCCGATACATCCTCGACCATTACCCCACTTTGAGCAAGTCTGTCTGCAATAGTCTGTGTAGCGTATTTGTCAAAGCAAACTAGGCGAGGCTTATAGATGTCAGCCCATCCTTTAATGCTTGCAGCCATCTTTAATTCGTCAATGGCTACTTGAGAGCTGTAAGTCTCCAAGATCCCAATGCCAATCCGCCCATCTGGCAAAATTTGTCCTGCGACCAATGATCCATTGCGCCGTGACGGACTGACATCGAAACCAAACACAGTATAAGCCCCAGCAGTCATTTCTAAGGTGCTATCCGATGTTTCTTCTAAAACTCCATGCGGCCACGGACTTGACAAGCTATCAATCCACTGGCAAAGCGTTTCTGTGCGCGTATTTTCAATCGGCGATGTGGCTATCGCTTCTTCAATAGCTTCTTCTGTAATTGTGTAACCTAAAGACGGATTAGCCATCGCCCATGCATTGCGATCTTCTATCTTGCAGTATTGGGGAGCTGAGTATTCATAGAAACCAAAAGACTTAGGTGGATAAGAGATAGCGCGCTCTCGTAGATCATTGAGCACTGTGCTAAAGGCATCTCCAGCATTACTACACAGCAGAGTATGAGAATTTGGGTGGGCTCTGGTTACTGGGGTCGCAGCTCTAAATCCTTCTTCGCTAATCTCTCGAACTTCATCAATAAATAACAATCCATTGACTGATCTACCGCGAGAGCCGTCTCTGGTAGCTGCTACAACATCTAATCGTGTGCCATTAAGCAT